CTTTGCGAGATCGATGCCGATGATGGTAATCTCTCCCATGGATGCCCTCTCCTTCAGCTTGTGATTCAACACCGCAAGCTTGGCACATTGCGATGCCGTCTGGGAGAGCGGCATCCACCCCATCTCCTGTCAGGCGTCAAGTTCGTTTCCTTGCGGGGCCTGCCCCAACTGCGTAGAGAGGCTAAGTGCGTTGGCGGAAGCTGGCATCGCGTAAACAGGAATAATAGAAGTGACGGAAAACCTGAACAATTCAGACGCGTTGTACGCCGCTCGGCGCATTGCGGACCATGCTGTTCGGACCGGTGTTCTCGGGGCGCGCGTCTCTTGCAGACCCGTCTATCAGCACATGGGCGCGGTACTTGCTGACTCGGTCCTACAAGCCGGGCTGAATTACGCGAAGGTTGTGAAGCCCCGCATTGCCTCCATTCTTAGAACCTTCCCGCACGCCACAACCATGAACATCTTGATGGGGGTGATCGAGCAAGAGGGAAGCCCGAAGTTCTTGCAATGGGAGCATCGGGAGAAGGTCTCACGCTTTGACAATCTGGTCGCCTTTATGGCCGACGCCGAAATTGACAGCACATCCGAGCTTAGCAAAGCGCTACGGGACGAAAGCTTTCGGGTGGATATCCGGCACGTGAGAGGGGTGGGCCCAAAAACCGTTGATTACATGGCCTGCTTGGTGGGTGTGGATTGCATCGCTGTAGATCGCCACATACGGGGCTTTGCTGAGCTCGCAGGATTGGAGGACGACAGCTACGACTATCTGCGCGAAGTGTTCAGCTTTGCAGCTGACTTATTATCCATCTCTCGGCGCGAATTCGATGCGAGTATCTGGCACTATCAGTCAGAACAAAACAATCGATGAGTATTCCACGCGCATGTGGCCATCGATTCCATGAACATGTGGCCACGGATTCCATGATGATGTGACCACCGGTTCCACGGCATGTGGCCACCCCTTGAGATAGACCTGCGAGGCGATCTGACCCTGCCTATTCTGCGGCCCATTGAGGAAGCAGGAGGGCGAGATGGAAAGGTTGCCAATGCGCAAGATCAAGGATGTTTTACGACTTCGCGCGTCGGGGTGTTCGACGCGCAGGATTGCGGACAGTCTGGGGCTGGGACGGACGTCCACGCGGAATTATCTTCAGCGCGCCGCAGAGGCGGGACTGTCGTGGCCCGAGGTGCAAGGCCTTGATGAGATCGCTCTTGAGCGACGGCTTTTTCGCCAGGCTGGAGGCGCAGAGGATGATCCATTTGCTCTGCCGGATTGGGCGGATATCAACCGGGAGTTGAAACGCTCTGGCGTGACCCTGCGCCTGCTTTGGGAGGAATATCGGGCCTGTCACCCTGATGATGGGTATGGGTATTCGGCTTATTGTCAGCGCTACAGGGCGTGGGTGAAGCGGTTGTCACCCTCCATGCGCCAGCGCCATGTCGCGGGCGAGAAGTTGTTCGTCGACTATTCCGGCGTGCGCATGGAGGTGACGGATCCCGTCACTGGCACGCGTCGTCCCGTCGAGTTGTTCGTCGCGGTGTTGGGCGCGTCGAATTACACCTATGCCGAAGCCAGCTGGAGCCAGACGCTGCCGGATTGGATTGGCGCGCATGTCCGCGCGTTCGAGTTCTTCGGCGGTGCGCCGGCATTGATCGTTTCGGACAATCTCAAATCCGCCGTGGTGCGCGCGTGTTTCCATGAGCCGGGCGTCAACCGCAGTTACACCGATCTTGCGCGGCACTATCACACGGCCATCCTGCCAGCGCGCCCTTACAAGCCGAAGGACAAATCGAAGGTGGAAGGCGGGGTGCTGCTGGTCCAGCGCTGGATTGTCGCCCGGCTGCGCAATCGGGCCTTCTTTTCGCTGGAGGAGTTGAACGCGGCAATCCGGGAAGAATTGACGCGGCTGAATGCCCGCGTCAGCCGTCACCTTGGCGCCTCGCGCCAGCAGCTCTTCGGGCAACTGGACAAACCCGCCCTGATCCCGCTGCCCCCGACACGCCATGTTCATGCCGATTGGCGATCGGTCACCGTCGGGGGCGATTACCACATCCGCATCCTGGACCATTACTATTCCGTTCCCTACGGCCTCGTGCGTGCGGCCCTCTGGGTGCGGATCACGGCCAGCACCATCGAGGCGTTTCAGGGCGGCAAGCGTGTCGCCAGCCATCAGCGCGCAGGTCCCGGGGACGGGCGCGACACGACGGTAAAGGCGCATATGCCTGCCAAACACCGCCACTATGCCGAGATGACCGCCGAGAAAGTCCGGACCGATGCACAAACGGTCGGACCAAATGTAGCCACGTTGGTCGAGGTCATCCTGCGCAACAAGCCAAGACCGGAACAGGGCATCCGCGCCTGTGCAGGCATCCTCAAGCTGAAGCGCGGCTCTGGTCCGGAAAGGCTGGATGCGGCCTGCGCCCGGGCATTGGCGCTCAATGCCTGCTCGCTCAAATCCGTCACTTCCATCCTGAAGAACCGCCTCGAGACCCAGCCTGTCGAGGCTGCGCCCGAGGCCCCCACCATCGCCCACACCAATATCCGTGGCGCGCATTATTTCCACTGAGCCAAAGGAGACACCAATGCTCACACACCCCACCCATGAGGCGCTGCGCGCGCTCAAACTCGACGGCATGGCCGAGGTCTTCGCGGAGCTGTTGGCCCGTGACGGCAGCCGGCAGATGGACCCGGTCGAATGGATCGGCCTGATGCTCGATCGCGAAAGTGCTGCCCGTGATAGCCGTCGCTTCCAGACCCGCCTGCGTGCAGCAAAGCTGCGCGAGACCAGCGCCTGCATGGAAGATGTCGATTATCGCGCCGCCCGCAAGCTGGACCGTGCGCTGTTCCAAAGCCTGCAAGACGGCGCCTGGATCTCCAGACATCGCAGCATCCTGATCACAGGGCCCTGCGGTGTCGGCAAGTCCTGGCTGGCCTGCGCCTTGGGTCACGAGGCCTGTCGGCAGGGCAAGATCACCCTCTACTTCCGCATGCCGCGCCTCTTCAGCGAACTGGCCACAGCCCGCGGTGACGGCAGCTTCGAGCGCATTTTCCGCAAGATCGTGCGCGCCGATGTTCTGATCCTCGATGACTGGGGCCCGGAACAGATGACCGCCAGCCAGCGGCGCGACCTGATGGAAATCGTGGATGACCGATACGGCCGCAAAGCCACCATCGTCACAAGTCAACTTCCGGTGGAAAAGTGGTATGACATCATCGGCGAGCCGACCTTCGCCGATGCGATCCTCGACAGGCTGGTGCATCACGCCCACCGGATCGAGCTCGACGGCCCGTCAATGCGCAAAAATCCTCCGCCTGAGCCCGCGGTCGAAGCCGGCGAGGCCGCGCAATGACAACCATGTCCCGCTCAGCCTTTGACCACAGGGCCCACCCGCGCGCCCGCCGCCGCCAGCTATTTGGCAAGCGCTGCGCCGGGCGCGCGGGTCCCCCCATGGACAAAGCCGATCCAACCCTTGGCATTGACCCAAGCGTGAAAATCACGTCATGAATAAACCGCCTCGCAGATCACCTCACCGGGGTGGCCACATGTCATGGAATGACTGGCCACATGCGCGTGGAACAGGTGGCCACATGCCGTGGAATACCCACAATCGACAGCTTTCCCTTCAGTTCATGCATTAGCCCAGCTGATTTTCGCCTGCCTAAGCGCGCCGTTGGGATCAAGCCGACCTCAACCTTCGGAACCCCAAATGCCCAGCCCTCGTGAAACCATCCTCGCCGCGCTGCACGCGCGGCTCTCGGCGCTGCCCGCCACCGCCCTGCGCGGCGAGGTGTTGCCAGAGCGCGTGCCTGCGGAGGGGCTGCTGATCCTGCGCGACGGCGAGCCGGGGGATCCCGAGGTGACGCTGTCGCCGCTCGCCTACCACTACCAGCACCGCGCCGAAATCGAGGCGGTCGTGCAGGGCGCGGACCGTGACGCCGCCTTCGACACGTTGACCGCCAGCATCGGCGCAGCGCTCGCCGCCGACCGCACGCTGGGCGGCCTCTGCGACTGGACCGACGCGGAAGCTCCGCGCCCGGTCGATCTGCCCGTCGAGGGCGCGGCCAGCCTGAAGGCCGCCGTGATCCCGGTGGTGCTGCACTATTCCACGGCCGATCCGCTCGGCTGATCCCGACAACCCGAGGAGAACACCATGGCACGAGCCCAGGGGGCGCGGGCGCTGATGGCGCTTGCGTTCGAGACGACCTATGGAACGCCGCCCGCCAGCGGCTTCACCCGCATGCCCTTCGCCAGCACCTCGCTCGGCGCCGAGCAGCCGTTGCTGAACTCGGAGCTGCTAGGCTACGGCCGTGATCCGCTGGCGCCGATCAAGGACGCGGTCACGGCGGACGGCGATGTCGTGGTGCCGCTCGACGCGGAGGCGTTCGGCTTCTGGCTGAAGGCGGCCTTCGGGACACCCACGACCACGGGTGCGGAAGCCCCGTACAGCCACGAGTTCCAGTCCGGGTCCTGGACGCTGCCCAGCATGTCGATCGAAACCGGCATGCCGGAGGTGCCGCGCTACGCGATGTACTCGGGCTGCGTGCTCGACCAGATCAGCTGGCAGATGCAGCGCTCGGGCCTGCTGACCGCGACGGCGCGGCTGGTGGCGCAGGGCGAGACGGTGGGGACGACGACCAGCGCAGGCACACCGGCGGCGCTGGAATTGAAGCGCTTCGGGCATTTCAACGGCTCGATCACGCGCAATGGCACGGCGCTCGGCAACGTGGTCTCGGCCGAGATCACCTACGCCAACAACCTCGACCGGATCGAGACCATCCGCTCGGACGGCCGCATCGACGGCGCCGACCCGTCCATCGCGGCGCTGACCGGCCGGATCGAGGTGCGCTTCGCCGACCAGACCCTGGTGACGCAGGCGATCAACGGCGAGGCCTGCGAGATGGAATTCGCCTACGTCCTGCCCTCGGGCGAGAGCTTCACCTTCACAGTGCACGCCGTCTACCTGCCGCGCCCGCGCATCGAGATTTCCGGGCCTCAGGGCGTGCAGGCTACCTTCGACTGGCAGGCCGCGTGCGACAGCGTCGTCGGCCGGATGTGCACCGCCACCCTGATCAACGACATCGAGGAATACTGATGCTCACGCTCGATCTGACGAACGCACCCCGATGGCATGATCTCGCGCCCGGCGTGCGGGTGCAGCTCCGCCCGCTGACCACGGCGCTGATGGTGGCGACACGCAGCGACCCCGAAGTGGAGGCGGTCACCGAGGAGGCCTCCGACGAGGAGCGCGCGGTCGCCTTCGCCAAGGCTCTCGCGCGGCGGGCGGTGCTCGCCTGGGAGGGCATCGGCGATGCGGACGGCAAGCCCATCGACCCGAGCCCCGAGGCCATCGATGCGCTGCTCGACGTCTGGCCGATCTTCGAGGCGTTCCAGCTGACCTACGTCTCCAAGGGCCTGCTGCTGGAACAGGAAAAAAACGCCTCCGCGCCCTCGCCGAATGGTCCTTCGGCGGGGGCGACCGATACTGCGAAGCCTGCGCGCAAGCCTGCCCGGACTGCCCGGCGCGGCTGAACCGTCCGGAAACGCCGGAGGGTTGGCAGGTCTGGGACCTCGTCGGCCGCCTCGGCGGCCAGCTGCGCGTGCTGCCGGGCGCCGTGATCGGCTGGGACATGTCGGCGGCGGTGGCGCTCGGTGACGCGCTCGGCGTGCCGCCGCTCGCCATGGCCGAACTGCTGCCGGTCATCGAGGCGGTGATGGTCGCCAAGCTCAACGAACAGATGGATCACTCCCATGGCGGAAAAACGGGTTAGCGTCCGCCTTGCGGCCGTGGGCGGACGCCAGGTGCGCGCCGAGCTGGAAGGTGTCGGCGAGGCCGGGTCGCGAGGCTTCGGACGGCTCAGCCGCGAGATGGAGGCGGCGAACGCCCGGCTCGCGTCTTTCTCGCGCCGGGTCCGGGTCGCGTCAGCCGCTGCCGTGGCCGCCGCTGCCGCCGCTGGCGTGGCGATGATCCGCTCCGGCCTGCAGACGGTCGATGCACAGGCCAAGCTCGCCCAGTCCCTCGGCACCACGGTAGCCTCGATCCAGACGCTGGAGCGCGCCGGCGAGCTGGCCGGTGTGTCGATGTCCGGCATCGAGCAGGCCACCAAGGATCTGACGCGCCGTCTCAGCCAGGCGGCCGCTGGGACCGGTCCCGCCGCCGACGCACTGGACCGGCTCGGGCTCTCGGCCAATGAACTGATCGCCCTGCCGCTGGACCAGCGTGTCGGCGCAATCAACGCAGCCATCGAGAGCTTTGTGCCCGCTGCCGAACGCGCCGCCGTCGCAGGCCAGCTTTTCGGCGAGGAAGGCTCCATCGCGATGTCGCGGATCGACACCGCGACGCTGCGCCAGGCGACCGAGGACGTGCTCGCTTTCGGGGTCGTTGTCTCCGAGCAGGATGCCGACCAGATCGAGCGGACGAACGACGCCATCTCCCGGCTCGGGCTGATATGGCGCGGCCTCTCGAACCAGCTGGCGGTGGCTGCAGCCCCCGCGCTGGAAGCCGTCGCCAACGCCATGGCGGCGGTGGCCAGTCGGACCGGACCGCTCGGCATCGCGATCCGCGGTCTCTTCGACAACATCGGCCGCCTGACGACCTACGCCGCCACCTTCGCGGCCTTCCTCGCGGGGCGCTGGGTGGCTGGCATGGCCGCTGCGGCGCTGTCGGTTCGTGGCCTCGCCACGGCGCTGGTCCTCCTGCGCGGCGCGCTGATCCGTACCGGCATCGGGGCGCTGATCGTCGGCGCGGGAGAGCTCGTCTATCAGTTCACCCGCCTCGTGTCCGGCGCGGGCGGCTTCGGCGAGGCGATGTCGCTCCTGAAGGACGTGGCCGTCGAGGTCTGGGAGCGGATCAGGATGGGCGCGGCGGCGGCGGGTGCAGCCGCCACGGCGATGTTCTTCGACCTGAAGGCCGACGCCGCCTCGGGCATGCAGAGCGCCATCGAGAGCGTCGTCGGTTTCGGGAATACGGCCGCGAACACCTTCGAGGGCGCCTACGAGGCGATCAAGGCGATCTGGGGCCTGCTGCCGGCCGCCATCGGCGATCTGGCGTTCCAGGCGGCCAACAGCCTGGTCGACGGCGTCGAGGCGATGCTGAACGGCGTGGTCTCGCGCATCAACGGCTTCATCGGCGGCATCAATCAAGGGCTCGAAGCGCTCGGGTCGGAGCGGCGAATATCGCTGGTTCCGGACCTCGACCTCGGCGAGATCGAGAACCGCTTCGAAGGGGCGGCTAGTGCTGCCACGACGGCGGCGCAGGCGGCGTTCGACCGGGCTTTCGAGGACAACCCGCTCACCGCGCCCGATCTCGGCCTGCCCGAGGCGGCGAACCGCGCGCTCGCGTCCGCTAACGTCTATCGTGGCGCCGCGCGCGATCTGGCCGAAGGGGCCCGCGCGCCGCTGGAAAGTTGGCAGGCCCTGCGCGATGCCGTGCGCGGCACCGACGAGGCCAGTGCCGATGCGCTGACCGAGGCTACGGGAGCGGCGGAGCGGCTCGAGACGGCGCTCGGCGATGCCGGACGCGCCGCGACGGATGCAGGCGCGGCGGCCGGAGCCGCCGCCGCTGCCGCGGAGCCCGCGACCGAGGCGGCCGTCACAGGCTGGCAGTCGGTCACGGCGGCGCTCTCCGACTATGCCAGCAAGGCGCGCGAGATCGGTGGCGATATCGGCCAGAGCCTCGTCGGCGCTTTCCAGTCGGCCGAGAACGCGGTTGGCCAGTTCGTGAAGACCGGCAAGCTGAACTTCCGCGATCTGGTAACCTCGCTGCTCGCCGATCTCGCCCAGCTGGCGGCGCGGCGGTTCATCCTCGGGCCGATCGCCAGTGCGCTCTCGGGTGTCTTCGCTGGTGCTGGCGGCATCTTCGCCAACGTCCTGCATGCGGGCGGGATGGTAGGGTCCGCGGGCCCCTCGAGGATGGTCCCGGCCATGGCCTTCGCCGCTGCGCCCCGGATGCATGGCGGCGGCATGGCCGGGCTTCGCCACGATGAGGTGCCCGCGATCCTGCAACGCGGCGAGCGCGTGCTGTCGCGGCGTGAGGCGCAGAGCTACGGCGCGGGCGGCGGTGTCAATGTCACCATCATGGCGCGTGACGCCGAGAGCTTCCGCCAGTCGCGCACGCAGATCGCCGCCGACATCGCCCGCGCCGTCTCGCTCGGGCGGAGGGGCATGTGATGGCGTTTCACGAGGTCCGGTTCCCCGACAACATCAGCCGGCGCGCGCGCGGCGGGCCGGAACGGCGCACACAGATCGTCGAGCTCGCCTCCGGCGATGAGGAGAGGAACGCCAGCTGGGCGAACTCCCGTCGGCGCTACGATGTCGCCTACGGCATCCGCCGCGCCGACGATCTGGCGGCGGTCGTCGCCTTCTTCGAGGCGCGAAACGGTCGCCTGCACGGTTTCCGCTTCAAGGACTGGGGCGATCACAAGTCCTGCCTGCCGTCCCAGACGCCAGCGCCGACCGATCAGGCGATCGGCACCGGCGACGGCACGACGAGCGCCTTCCAGCTGGTGAAGCGCTACGCCTCCGGCGCGCAAACCTGGACACGCGCCATAGCCAAACCGGTGACCGGAACCGTGCGCATCGCGCTCGGCGGGGTCGAGCAGCCCTCCGGCTGGTCGGTCGACACCGCCACCGGCGTCGTCACCTTCAGCGCCGCGCCGGGCGATGGCGTCGCGATCACCACGGGCTTCGAGTTCGACGTGCCGGTCCGCTTCGACAGCGACCTGCTCGATGTCACCCTCGATGTCGAGCGGCTCGGCTCGATCACCTCCATTCCGCTTCTGGAACTGCGCCGATGAAGAACTTGGATCCTGCCCTGCAATCCCATCTCGACGAGGGCACGACCACGCTCGCCTGGTGCTGGCGGATCGCCCGCGCCGATGGCGTCACCTTCGGCTTCACCGATCACGACCGGACGCTCGCCTTCGATGGCACCGACTTCGAGCCCGAGAGCGGGCTGACGGCCTCCGAGGTCCGCTCAGGATCGGACCTGTCGGTCGATGCGCAGGACGCGGAAGGCGTGCTGACCTCCGACCGGATTACCGAGACCGACATCTTGGACGGCCGCTGGGACAACGCGGAGGTCGACGTCTGGCGCGTGAACTGGGCGGATGCCAGTCAGCGCGTGCTGATGCGCCGCGGCGCCATCGGCCAGATCCGGCGCGGGCGGCTCGCCTTCGTCGCCGAGGTCCGCTCGCTCGCGCATGTGCTCGGCCAGACGGTCGGGCGGACGTTTCAGGCGACCTGCGATGCCGCGCTAGGGGACGCGCGCTGCGGCGTCGATCTGGAGGACCCGGCCTTCAAGGGCACAGGTGCCGTGATCGATCTGCTGCGCGACCGAGCCTTCACCGCCTCGGGTCTCGGCGATTTCGAGGCCGGCTGGTTCACCTTCGGCAGGCTGGACTGGACGAGCGGCGCGAACGCCGGGCGGCGGACGGAGGTGCTCGGCCATGACGTCACGGACGGCGTGGCGATCCTGACCCTGCTCGAGGCGCCGGTGCGGGCCATCACCGAGGGTGACGCCTTCACCATCCGCGCGGGCTGCGACAAGCGGATGGAGACCTGCGGGGCGAAGTTCGCGAACACAGCCAACTTCCGCGGTTTCCCACACATCCCCGGACAGGATGCCGTCCTCCGCTACGCCACGAAGGACGGCGGCCACGAGGGAGGCGTGCTGTGACGCAACCCCTCGCATCGGCCGACCCGACGCGCGTCATCTCCGTCGCACGCTCCTGGCTCGGCACGCCCTATCACGACCAGGCGAGCCTGCGCGGCATAGGCTGCGACTGCCTCGGGCTGGCACGGGGCGTCTGGCGCGAAGTGGTGGGTCCCGAGCCGTTCCCGATCCCGCCCTACAGCCGCGACTGGGGCGAGACCGGCCCGCGCGAGGTGCTGGCCGACGGCGCGCGCGCCATGATGATCGAGGTGTCGCCCGCCGAGGCTGGTCCCGGCGCGCTGGTGCTGTTCCGCATGAAGCCCCGCGCCATCGCCAAGCATGTCGGGATCCTGACCGCTCCCGCCACCTTCCTCCATGCCTACGAGCGGCTCGGCGTGATCGAGGAGGCGCTCACCCCATCCTGGCGGCGGCGCATCGCCTTCGCCTTCCTGTTTCCGCAACGCTGAGACCCCGACCATGGCCACCCTCGTTCTCGGTGCCGCAGGCGCCGCCATCGGCGGCAGCATCGGCGGCGCGATCCTCGGCGTCAGCGCCGCCACCATCGGCGGCTTCATCGGCTCCAGCATCGGCTCGGTCGTCGACAGCTGGATCATCTCGTCGCTGGCGCCGACGCAACGCATCGAGGGCGCGCGGCTCGACACGCTGCGCATCACCTCGGCCACCGAAGGCGCGGTGATCCCGCGGCTCTATGGTCGGATGCGGATGGGCGGCAACATCATCTGGGCGACGGATTTCCGCGAGGAGACCAAGACCACCACGCAGGGCGGCGGCAAGGGCGGCGGGGGCGGCAAGGTCAAGACGACCGAGTATCTCTACTACGCCAGCTTCGCCGTCGCGCTCTGCGAGGGCCCGATCACCGGCATCGGGCGCATCTGGGCCGACGGCAAGCCGATGGACCTCTCCGGCGTCACCTGGCGCTGGTATCCGGGCGACGAGACCCAAACCGCTGATCCGTTCATCGCGTCAAGGATGGGTGCCGCCAGCACGCCCGCCTATCGCGGGACGGCCTATGTGGTCTTCGAGGAGCTGGCGCTCTCGACCTATGGCAACCGCCTGCCGCAGCTGTCCTTCGAGGTGTTCCGCCCGCTTGCCGATCCCGACACCGCCGAGGGGCTC